CTTCAGTCGTAATTTACTCTAATCGACTGGTTTTTTTAAAGTTACCTACTTATAAATTATTTAAGTTTTATAGGCAACTGCTCTTAAACTTCAAAGCTTACCTGAAGCTATATTAGACCTTTAGCTTCATAGAAAGGTTTGCATCAATTATTTATCCTCCATTTCATGCTCGGAGTTTGGGTCTTTTATCGTCAGATACCCTAGACGTTTCCTCTCATCTTCAAGGAAGCCTTTGTACTCCAGAGCCCTGTCGAACGCTAACCCTCTTGGATTCAGCAGCTTTTCGGTCAAAGACCTATTCGGACCTGCTCTAATAATTGTTAGAAATTCGTCAGGACACCTTTGTCCAATCTTTTTGCATTCGCCAATGTGTTCAGATCTCCCACATTTGACACATCTCTTTAACCACTTCGCTCTTCTCTTTGCTGACGACCTTGAGGTTCCTTCACCAAATTTGACCCTTTGCTCCTTTTGGCGGTCAATTTTCCTCACCTCTTTGCTTCTTGACATTATGTCAAGGATCAGTTCAGAAGGCAACTGATCTTTAATGAAGACAAAAACGTAAAAGACTGCTCTATCCAGTTCTTTAAAGTCTGCTGGTCACAAAGACTTTCGTTAATCTATCAAATTTCAGTAATTGAAAGACTGCCAGATTTAGGAACGTTGTAAGCAACCCCTTTGTTGAGAAACATACTGCTAGTCACATGACCCATAGATTGGCTCTTTGCCTTTGCTATCTTGACCCACTTTACCGCATCATTCGCCTCATTCTCCTCTTTTGTTGGATTTCTGATTAAATTGACATCACCGTTTGGTTCAGTGGGAATAGCAGCATTGGATCCAACAGCATAGAAGAAGTCAAATGCTGCAAACTTGGTCTCATCAGTGAAATTCTTATCCCTCCAATTTTCTGGAGCCTGATTTCTCCTTATGTTGTAATTCCAATACAAATTTGCATATGCAGCGCAGAACCTCCTAACAGTCAGCCCTGTGCCAGTGATCGCGTATGCAATATCGGATCTTTTGTAGCTGATGTTGTCAATGGAAAATGTCCCAGCATATTGACTTTTAGATGAAGTGGATTTTGAACCACAGCTTATCACAAATTCAAATGCCATCCTACTGAACTTCTTTTCATCAACAATGTTCAGCGCTTTCATGACCCTTTTGATTTGCTCAGCTGTTGCGATCTTTTCAGTACTGATAGATTGGGTGACAGCTGGAAATTCATCTTCGCCCAGATAAAAGCATGAAAGGTCATTGGTCAAGGATCTTGTGCCACCAGCAAAGAATCTTCTTTCAGCATTTCTGTCCTTCTCAGTTTCTGATTCAGATCTTTCACTCTCCTTCTCCATGTCTGATATTTTCATGTGAAGTTCAGCGATGATTTTCTTGAGTTTTTCATTCTCAGATTCAACCTCGACCTCCTTTCTGGGCCTTTTTCCAAGGTCACTCTCAATTTTTCTGATCTCCTCTTTGTGCCTTGCATTGTTGCTTATTATTCTCGAAATGAGCTTCATGCATAATCTCAAATAGACAAGCTCGTTTTTTTTTGGATCCTCTTCTATTGTATTTTTTCCGAGGCTACCCAGAAGAAACTCTTCAACCACCCCCTCACTCATGGAATCATTTTCTTCAGCAAAGCGTATCAGACCGTCAATCAAACTGGACCAGAAAGGCCATTTAGCTCTATCCATCAACTTGAACTCAGACATGATTTATGACGTAACTCTTTGCTTCAGTTAACTGTATTAGAGAAGATATCAAATTGTAGAGGGTCTGATCTTCAAAATTGATTATCCTTATAACACGATTTTCTGACAGCAATAGCAGTTCCCTTGATAGTATTAACGCGCTAAAATTACCTAAGTACCTATCACTACTGAATCTAAAGTGGAAATGTAAAGACTCAAATCTAAACAACACCAAGCTATTTACACCAACCTGCTCCCCTTCAAGGTCTATTTCTCACCAGTGAATAGTTCATTCAGGCCATCATCCTCTTCATGATTGGCTCTGCTGAACTTATCCTTTAACTCATTCGATCTGATTTTGAGGATCTCGGATTCAATCTGACTCAAGCTCAACCTCGCATTTGAAATGCTCCTGTCCAAATTCAGGCTGCCGTTTCTTTTCAAACTGCACCGTTCTGACTTAATCTGAACATTTTTAAGCCTGTTTGCACTGGTCAGATTTCTTCTAGATACCGGTTTGACCACTGGCCCAAAAAACCCCCATCTTTTTCCTTTGTCTAACATTTCGCTTTTTCCAGAGCCAAGCAAATCAATTTTCTTTGCATTGAACATTTCCACAAATGCTTCCCTTGACTCAACATCAGATTCAATTGATGAAATTATATTCATGATTGAAATCTTTGGGCATTCTCTTTTGAGTCTAGGCAATTGGAACATATCGACAGTGGGTACACAACTCAGCCCCACAGTGATGGCAGCCACTGACCTTTCTTTGTCTAGGTCTATCCCGCTTATTTTGAAAATTATCTGGAGGGATCTAACGCTCACATCGCAGTCAATGTCAATAGCTGCATTGATCGTCAGCAATTTAGCTGCATATGGCTCATCTTTTGTCCATTTGAAGTTAAATGCATCAATCACTGCATTTTTGTATGATGATCTGCTTGTATCCACAAGTGCACATATTCCAGTCACATCATCATTGCCACTTGGCAACAAAGAATTTATCGCAATGGGAACAAATCCGAGATGAAGGTAACATGGTCGCTTGTGCACTCCTCTGTGTTTAATTCTGGTGGCTCTTATCTCTTCAATCCTTTCATCAGTGAGTATGGGGGCTTGCATCACTACTGGACTCCCATCCAGATTTCCAGGCACTATTAGCTTGACTTCATCTTTAAAAACCCTAGCGCATTCAGATCCGTACAGGTTATTTATTTCATTGCTACCTAACATTGACTGATTATTTTCTATTCTACTGACTAACCTATCTACCCTAATCAAGCTGGCCATAACCGACTTTAGATCACTTGATCCTCAAACAGAAGTTTTACGTTCGTTTTGAGTTTCCTTATGTTTTTCACGATGAAACGCACAACAGCCTGATGATATTGCAACTGCTTCTCACTTTTCAAAACTTCAAAGAGTCTCTCACTTAATTTGTAGGCATAGGAAACCTCTATTGCATAGTTTTCAAGGCATTCTGCAACTTTGCCTTCCTCTATCGCAACTTGAAATCTGTTATAGACCAGTTCTGGCTCTTTAATTATCCCATATTGAGTTAACCTCCATCCACAGAACATTGGACAGTCAGTCCTCTCAACTTTCGCCTTTAGTGACAGTTTATCAAAAAGATCATCAAAGTCATGATTTAAAGGCAGGTTGTTCAAAGCGCACATGTCATCTCCAGCAAAAGCAATCGGCTGGCCCCTTCTCCACTCATATCTACACATGGTGAATGCCATGTTTGCAGTTGTATTAAAGAGAAAGGTGCAGAACTCACCAGTGAATCTCATTATCGCAAAATGACCAAGCTTGCATCCTAATGTGCACTTGAGGTCTACGTATGCATCAATGACTTTTCTTGGAATCCCCATATCCTCCATGAGATGCATTTCAAATGACAGAATGTATTCATCTTGAGACGCATCAAAAGCTTCATAGTCAGATTCAACACATATGTCTCTTGCAAAAAATTTCTTTGTCCATTCATTGAGATCATCAAAATTCTTGTTAGAATGGATGTATATCTCTTCTGGCAGCTGACTTCTTATTTGATGCTCCATGTACCTGCACCATGGTGCAAAGAATACAAGTATCAAATGCTGAAAACAAGCTAAGGTCTGCCCGGCCTTTGCATCAACATATTGTTTTTCAAACTTCGTGCATAGTTGATTCTTCATGAACAAGAAAATGTCATTGATCTTCCAATCAGTGTCTGATCTGTTTGAATGTGATTTGATCACGGCTTGACTCTTTCCAAGTTTTTTCTCTTCAAATTCATTTACACATCTCTCAAACAAACCTTGATCATGACTGAAGTCCAAATCAAACTTTTCTTTAAAATTTTGATAGAGAATGCCTCCAATCAAGTGTGCCTCACTCAATTTCATTCTGTTTTCCTCTTCACTCTGAAATCTCAACCTTTTCTTGACAGCCATCCAGAATGTCATGTCATCGTCCGAAGAGTGCTTTGGATATATTGATTTGAACCTCATCGGCCCAACAGTCCTCATACACGCTTTTGGATGCTTCTTATTGTAGTTGTCACAGAATTGGTCCGTTGACATCATGCTTTCCCTGTACTCTCTACTCTCCTTTTCTCTTATCAGGTCAAAATTGTATGCTCCAGCGAAATTGGGTTCGCTAAGATAAAGGTGAGTTTTGCATTTGACCTCTTCAGGATCACATTCATCAATCACGATTTCTCGATCTTCAACCCTTTTTCCTAGAAAAATGAAAGGCTTGAGAAATGGATCACCAGATAACCTCTCTTCACGATCAACTTCGTCAATTTTTCCACCAATTTCCTTCTTGACCATGTTCATTTTTGCCTGACATAAAGATCTCAGGAAATCAACCTTTATTGTCTGCCTTGAAAAAAACGACTTAAAGAGCTGAGACTTGCAATTTGTTGTGAAGTCTTCTATGCCACCCAGATGGGTACAACAGAAAGACAACCTTTTTTTTGCTCTCGTCAATGCCACCATCCATCTGAACTCACAAGAATTGGCTGATGATTCGGAGAGTAGTATGCACACGTGATCAAATGTCAAACCTTGAGACTCTCCGAAAGTCATGCATTTGATTGCAGATCCAAACGTCTTCTTTTCGAGCTGTGACTCAACGATGAGCACGTCAACTTTTATGGTCTCTGATGAATCCTCTTGAATTCTGAATGGATTATGATAAAGAAATCTCCTTTCCTCATCACCTTGCTTGATGGGCAGTTGCAATTTTTCAAAAACGTCCTTAAAGAAGCCGTTACATAATCTGTATGACGTGTAGAGATAATTCATTCTCTGCCCACTTATCATCCTATCGACTTCGTGATCAAAATTTAGCACATGGCAGTCCTGCTCATTGTGATATCTTGACTGAAGAGGATCAAAAATGACAACAATCTTTGCCATGATAGAGTTTGCCTCCAGATGCAGCACCAGCCAATCTAGATAACCATTTGGAAAAAGAGTCAATTCATCAAGAACTATGAGATCAAGATTTTTCTTTTCCATCTTAACGAATGTTTCAAAGGTCGGCACCTTTCCAGCCATTTTTTCGGTCAACCCAAGTTTCAACTTCCAGTCATGGGCGAGATTCACTCTTGGACAGACCACGCAATAATTTCCACACCTTCTCTTTGAAAGCCAATTTTGCATCACTTTGCTTTTTCCTGACCCTGCAAATCCATTAAGTGCATGAATGGCTGAACAGATTCTGTATGAGCTCTCATCAAGTGAAAAAACATCTTCAAAATATTTTCCACCATTGTTGATCACACTCCCCAAACAGATTCCGGTACTTCTATTCAAAAAGGAATTCATCAAGGGCCCGGCGAACGACATATTAGCTTCAAAGTTGAAGAGGTTATAATGGCTTTCCGACTCCAAGCTCTCCACGAGACCTTCAACAACGTCAATCCTAGTCTTTCCTTTGAATTGACTCACTAGTGATCTAGGGAGTTCCTTGATCTCTTCAAGTTTTGAAAAATGACCATTTGTTAGGGTTATCTTAACAATGGTTTGGCCAAACTTGAAGACGTTAATCCTATCTTGACAGTGAACCTCCAAATTCAAGAGTAGATCTGAGGCAGCTTTTTCACAATCCATCAAGTCTCCACCAGCATCGTCCGTCATGAATTTTTCCCAGAAAGGTCGATCTTTGTTCATTAGAGCCTGAACGACTTTGAAAGATTCAACTTTCAATGATTCTGATATGGAATCTATGAGGCACATATTCTCCTTTTTGCTCAGCCTTTCTTCTATGTCAGCTTTACTTGGTGCTCCAATGATCGCTTTTCCTGAAAGCTTTCTTTTGTGCAACCTAAATGTCAGTGAGACCCTAGCGTCAATAGCATGCACTGAATGTCTAGCTCTTTTTTGAAAGTTGTGAGGCATCACAAAATAATCAAAATCAGACAATTCAAAAGATTTAAGGTTGCCCTCAACTTCAACTGAAAATGTGCATTTGCCCGAAAGGTTCACCGTCAGTATTGGGTCATCACCATAAACTGATTCATTGTCTCTGTGCAGACCTATACCGGCTCCTTTCTTGTACCACTGCACAAGTACAGAATTGTAATTGCCACTTGGATCACAGATTTGAACAATCTTGTCAAAGTCATCAACCCAACCATTGTGTGGGTAAATCATCCCATTGTGTCCATAATCTGCATCAACCTTGCTGAAAAAAGCTGATTCTCTGCCCCTCCATTTGAAGTTAAGTGAGTCACTTGAATCAAAATTGAATTGACTCAACCTCCCATCATTCATTACTTTGAAGCATCCATCAATCTCAGACTGATCAAATGTTTTCTTTTTCTCATTGTATAGTATAATTGGAGAGAAATGAGTACCATCACAATTCAGATGAATCTTACAACCAGAATCACCAAATAAGAATGTTGCTTCAACAGAGTGGACACATATGGTAACTTGGGCAAACTCTGCAAAGAAATACACATGTTCATGCTCAAAAAAAGTGTTGCTGACAGAGACTGAATCTGCAAGGACACCCAAATTCTTTGAGTGTGCAAGCCATTCGGAGAAGGCTGAACGGATTTCATCACACGTGCTCTCTATGTTCATTGCCTTTTTGTATGACCATAGAAAACAATCACCATCAGCTGGAACATCAATTATGTCACCAAGAAGAGAGTCACACTCAACTCTGCAAAACATCTTTGAATAATCCACATTTTGGCAGTCATCATCAACATTTTCTCCGAAACAGCTGCTGACATCACTTGATGAAGACGTGCACACGTCATTTGAAGGAGTACGATTTAGAGTGGGAAAATCAGGGACAGTCCCTCTTGTTTTTAGTGAATTTTCCCAGATTAACTGAACGAATTCACCGTCACGACAGAAGGTAACTTCCTTTAGATTTCCATCCACATCAATATCGCAATTGAAGAAATGTGAACATGGATTAGAGCTGAAGCAATCTGCATATTCCTCAAGAAACGGATCTGCCTCAAGTTGAGCTTCAAAGAAGCAATCAAAGCATGTTTTGCTCAGACCTCCAGACTCAATTAAGAAATCATAATTTGACTTTGACATCAACCTCAAATCGTTTCTTTCTTTGATTAGAAGCTTGGCGCCAAAATCAATCATGGATCTATTAATGATGGCGGCCCTTTCGCCCATTTTGATCACTGCCTCAATTATTCCGAGTTTTTCAATTGAGAGGCAGACATTCATGTTCTCGAGAAATTTGGAGTCCTGATGATCGATGTGGATTTTCTCCTCTCTCAGAATATGGCAGACAAAGTCAAAAAGGAAATTCTTCCGCTTGTTTGACAGCTGGACTTCATAGCCAAGGATCGAATCCAGACCAGTCAAGAAAGGGCCACCACTAACCCAACAAATTCTCTTGATGGTGGGCACAACTCCTCCTTTCAATGAACCACTAGTTCCTTGACTGATGCCATCTTTTGAGTTTATAGTTCTGGACAAAATATCAAAAGCGGATTCTCTGTAACACGAATTCTCAGGATTAAACCGCTTTTGATGATTCCACCCTCGAAGAATGACCGTTTCCAGCACCACATCATCTACCCTCTCATCATTGAAGTTTTCATTTTCTGAAAAAAAGGGTAGTGGATCAAGGAACACTTCACAGTTCAATCTGATGATCTCGATCGGGCACTTCTCAAGGACATCCCTAAACACCTTACCCCTTTTGACTTCAATATTCAAAGTGTCGAGATTGTACAAGAAATCAAAAGTGTTCATCTTCCTCCATGAAGGGAACAACCTAGCAACTGAGTTAGGCAAGCACTTGATAAAATTGCATGACAATTTTTCAAAAAGTGAATGCCCAAACAATCCATAGGATGTTCCTTTTTCTATGACTCGAGTACAGAACTTTTCAAAGAAGAGGAATTCCTTGACTTCAATGTCTTCCCCCAATATTTGCCTTAACTTGGCTAAACCACTTTGTACATCAGCATTTTTAAGGCAATTGAGATAAGAATATACCTTAAAGAGATGCTGATAATTCACAGGGAATAGATCATAGTACCTGAATCTGTTTTTGAACATGATTGACATATTCACGACATCAAAGTCATTGAAAAAGAAAGTGGAATCAGTGTGTAACTCACCTGGCAAAATCTCGAACAAATGGTGAGAGAATTTGCTGCAGTGCCTAACAACTGTCCATACCTTGTCACCATCAACCAGATGCGATGCTTTGAATAACCAATTCAGGTTGAGTGGCTGTTGATACCCCTCAGAAGTGACTCCGTCAGGAAAAAAAAAGAGTTTATCACCATCAATTTTAAATTTGTACATTTTTGGATTTTGGGAGTTGGCATATCCAGCTAGAAGCTCAGCAGGATAAACCACTGTGAAGACTAATCTCTTGGGAGAAAAATCCTTGAGGAATCTAAAAATGTCCTTCTGACTCCAATGATGAACCTCATCATGGAAAAAGAAATTCTTCCCTTGACCAACAGTTCGTTTAAAGGAGTTTGAGAATGGGGACGAATCAGAATTCCCTTTCAGATATTGACTCTCAGAAGAATGAGTTACTTCTGGGTACCGAGCAACATCCCTACCATCAATCAAGCGATTGAGAAAGGAAATGTTAGCGCTGGTGGATTTGGCCTTAAAAGTCCTAATTTTACACTCTTTAATCGAACAAAAAATGAAAGCCTGGTCGTGTATAATGCCTGGAAGGACATCAAACAGGAGGTGGTTTTCAAGGGTCTTCGAAAAAGGATGTGAGTGAACTATGTAACCGTTGGGGTACAATTCTATACCAATGGATGACAGTTTTTTTTTAAGAAATGGCTCCATTGCATAAGCAAAGTGTTTATTTCTAAAAATGGCTGTAGATGATATATAATTGACCGCAGGTTCATAGATCCTCTTGATGTCTGACTTCTCAAAATTTCCTAACATACATTCAACAGGTGTTTTTGAAACAAGCAAAGACATGTCTTAGCGTTGTTTGAGTTAAAACAAATGTTGGGAAGTTAGTTTGATTGAGGTCAGTTTGGTTTTGTTTGTTTT